ACTTGTAGTTTTCTAAGTTCGTTAGCGTTCATTTTAATTACGTGTATGATTGCCTCTGCATCATCTAATGATGATGAGTTATAAGGCACAACCAAATCTTCTGCAGGCACAAACTTAGATACGCATCTGCCCATCGCTTGGTCGTAGTAAACTTTTTTAAATGTAGAACCAGCGAGTGGTAAATTAAATAACATTTGGTCAAACTCAGGTTCGTATTCTGGCATCTCAACCATCAGCTGATAATTCATAAATTCTTTTACACGCTCTGCTTGGTCTTCTTTTTCTTTTGTATGTTTACCCATGATGCGTGTTCTAACTGGTCCGTTTGCAGGTAATAGTTCTTTGTACGCTAGTGCTTGAAACTGTGTGACAGCCTCAGCCAACACTGGGTGTGTTGCACCACTTGCACCTTGAAAAGGTTCTGTTCTGTCTTCGTATTTAAAACCAAGTAGGTCTAGCCCTTTGATGTATGATTGCTCCCAATCATCTCTTGATGATTTATATTCTTGATAGTCACCAATTAAATCTGAAGCTAGTGGATCTAAGATGTCATCCTCTAATAATTCAGCTAAGTTTGCGTTGGGGTCACCAACTTCCATTGCCATTGCAGCAGGATCAAAATCTATCTCTACTCCGCCGTCCTCTGTTGGTTTAACTTCTATTGGTGGTTTTTGTTCCGCCAATGGTACTTCTAGTGCCGCTGCATCTGGTTCAACAACCATTTTTGATCGTGTTGGTTTTTTAGGTGCCTCGAATAATCCTTTGTCTATTGCCATTATTTTCTCCTCTTAAATAAACTGCCAACGCCTACTGCGCCACCGTTTGCAAATTTTAAATGATAACCCTCTTTATAAAGAGCCTCTATGACATCATTAGGAATATCCTCTGGTTCCATCCCCATGTTGTATGCAAAGTCCACTCTAATCTTTTCTTTGTCAATTTCTTTCATCATTTCAGCTTGTGTTCGACCTTTGTATCTAGGGTCATCCATAAACATTTGTTCAATCTCATCGATGGTTCTTTTGTCTTTTGGTGTTTCTATTCGTCTTGTTAAGTCTGTGCCCTCGTCTCTAATTACATTTTGCATTTGTTTTACGTCAGCTATTTTGTCTGGTGCTTTCATCCCCATCTTTTTAAAAAATTTTCCTAAACCTGTAAACAGGCCAGCCATTGCGTGTATCCTACCACCTTCTGCTTTCTTTGTTGGTTTTGGGTTTGGCATGTATTTTATAAGAGGTATGACTTTATCGTCTTGAACCATTTGCATTAACTCATCAATACTTTTGCCAAAGTTTTCAGGATCCATCATTAACTGTTCTACTTTTTCTAAATCAACATCTTTTTGTTTAAGAGCTTTTTCTGCTCTTGCTATTCCTGACATAAGGTCGTCATCAGGTGTTTTTATTTGTCCTTGATCTATTCCTTTTCTGATAGCATCTAAACCTGACTCTCCTGATCTACCAAACGGTAACATCTCATCTTCGGCCATTTCGTCGTATATACTTCTAGGTCTGGTCATGGCGGCTCCCCCTCCTTCAATCACATCTTCTAAAAGTTCATCACTTGCACCCATTTGTATTTTAGATTGTAGATAAGCTTGCAGTGTTACGTCATCATCCATTCTCATTCTTTTTGGGTCATTGGGTAGGTAGGCTTCGTTTGCCCTGTTGATTATAGACTGTCTAGCCGCTTCAGGTGATGTGCCTGCTTTGTTTGCTAGGTCTTGAAGTATGTCATCAACTGAACTGTCTTTTGTAATTTCTAAAACCTGAGCGCCTCTTCTAGGTTCACCCACGTCAGTGAGTTGTCTTTCTATTCTTTTTAAAACTTCCAACTGCTCATCTATTCTATCTATGTCCCGCTGAACCACTTGTGACGCATCTTGTAGCGCTTGAGTTATTTCAGCTTTTGTTGCTGGTGGAATTTTTTTATCAGACGATGTAACTGTTTTTCTAAGTAGATTAGTTACAAATTTTAAAAACTCTTGTAAAGCTTTGCTCATTAATAATACGTCCTTTGCTGGTGGGATACAGGCTCATCTTCATAGTCTTCTGGATGTTCCACAAAGCCACCTTGTCTAAATCTCATTACGGCTTGAGTCATGCTATCTACCAGGTCATCGTGTTCACCTAGCGGAAATGCAGCGCACTCCTCTATAACCTCTTCAGCAAACTTACGGTTTGGATACCAAACCATGCCCGCCTCGAATATTGGCGCAACAGCGTTTACTCTAGTATGTTTATCATTTCCACGACTAGGTGTAAAGTTAATAACCGGTATGCCCATCTGCCTAAGTTCGTATGTAAGCGGGAGCCCCGATGCTTTAGCCTCGACTATGACGGTTTCTGGCTGCCAATAGTCGTATTGTTCCTTAGCCACCCTGCGTAGTTCGGGGAACTCGTATCGGTCTTTTACAACGTCAAGAAGTATAATATTAGCCTCACCTTCCTCGTTTGGATAGAATATACCCCAGGTTGTAATAGCAGAATAGTCCGATGTTTCTTTCTTCATGAAAGCTGTATCGTAGGATTGTATGACATGTGCAAGAGGTGGTAGCGTGTCTTTTGGCCATTCTTTCCACCACTCACGTTTTATAATACTACCTTCTTCTGCAGTTGGGTTTTGTTGGTATTGTGCATTCCATTTACCGATTGCAACAGATGCTTTGACTGATTCTAATTCCTCTAGTTTCCAATACTCTGGCCACACAGGTTTGCCTGATGGCAAGATAGCAGGGAACTCAATCACCTCCCATTGATCTGCCTTTGGTTCTTTTTGTGCACGTTGTAGTTTACCTGTTAGATCTGCTACATTCCATCGTGTCATAACTAAAATAATTCTACCACCTGGTTGAAGCCTTTGCCGCGGTCCACTTGTATACCATTCGTAAACGCGATCAAACGATGACATATTCATGGCGTCTTGTTCTGAGTGCGGGTCGTCTATGATCAAGAGGTCTGCACCACGACCAGTGATTGATCCACCAACACCGGCTGCATAATATTCACCGCCCTGATCTGTTTCCCATTTACCTGCAGCTTTAGAATCTTCTCTGAGTCTTGTGTTAAATATTTCTTTGTATTCTTCAGAGTCCATGAGTGTTTTTGCTTTACGACCAAACCTGACTGCAAGTTCTGCATTGTGTGTAGCTTGTATAATTTTTAAGTCTGGTTGTTTACCGATCATCCATGCAGGTAGAAA